TGAGTCCGTCTTTATCCGGCGACTGGTCGAGTTGTTCACGCAGCGCGGGCTGATGCGCCTAGAGGGGTTCCGCAAGGAGCTCGAGCAGTGGCTGGACGGCGCGCGGCATATCGGCGGTACGCGGATCGAGCGCCCGGCAGGCTATATGCAGCGCTGGACGCCAATGGAACTGTCGTTCGTGCGCACGTATCTCGAGGCGCTGCCGCGCGACGCGTTCACGCTCGACGACTGGATGATGGTAATCGACTACCTCGCGCAGCGATATCTGCCGGCGGAGGATTTGCGCAAGGAATCTGATTGGCTGGCGATCCGCTCAACGATGATGGGCGCTGTGCAGGCCAATATCGAGGCGGTGACGGAGCGCGACGCGGATCGCGTTCTCGTGGCGATGCCGAACACGGCGGAGGAGGCGGGCGCGGCGATGAATCGCACGCAGCGCGTCGTGCTCGAGTACGCGCGGGCGCGCGGCGCGGAGAACGTGCAGCGGATCGCCGACAACACGCGGCACCGCATGCGCAATCTGATCATCGAGCATACGGAGCGCGAGGCGTTCGGCGGCCCTAGGGTTTCCAGTTCATCGCTGCAGACAGAGCTCGCCGACGAGTTCGCAACGCTCAACCGTGACTGGCGCCGCATTGCGGTGACTGAGGCGGGCGAAAACGCGAACCAGGGGATGATCGCGAGCCTCAAGCCGGGATCCCGCGTGAAGCGCATGGAGTACTACGAGAGCGCGTGCGGCTGGTGCCGAAAGATCGACGGCATGGTCATGCGCGTCGTCTCGCCGGACGACCCTGATAAGAACGGCGATACCGACGTATGGGTCGGCAAAACGAACATCGGGCGATCGGCAGCGCCGCGCAAGCGCGTCGGCTCGCTGCTCGTGCATCGTGAACCGGAGGAGCTCTACTGGGTAGCCGCCGGCACGCAGCATCCGCACTGCAGGGGCTGGTGGCAGGCGCTGCCCGATGCGCATCCTGATGACGATCCGGTATTCGCGGAATGGCTTAACAACCTGTTCAAGGGACAAGAATGACGAAACGCCTGTTGTTGCTCAAGGCGAGCACGCCGCGCGAAGGTCAGCGGATCGAGTTCTCGAGCGATCGCTATACGGACAAGGGGCCGGCGACGGGCACGATCGAGCGGGTGAAGCTGACGGTCGATGGCATCTATCTGACGGTGCGATTCGCCGACGGTCAGCAAACCCTGTCGTGGGATGATATATCGGCCGACGCGCGGCGCAGCGGCGGCATGTGGATGATAAAGGCACAGCAGCGGCCCGACGGCTGGCGGAAACCAACGCCGGCGCAAGCGGCTGCCGGTAACTACAAGAAACCGCGCATGACGTGGCATGGGCTCCAGATCGCGATCGAGAACCCGAAAGGTACCGTGCGCGAGGGCGTCGACGAGACGGGCAAAGCTTGGCGCACAGTGTTCGAGCATGCGTACGGCGAGATCTCGGGCACGGAAGGGGTTGACGGTGATCCGGTGGACGTGTACATCGGTCCGGACGAATCGGCGGAGCAGGTGTATATCGTCCGGCAGATGAAGCGCAAGCGCTGGGATCAGTACGATGAGGACAAATGCATGCTCAATTTCCCGTCGATCGAGGCGGCGACGCAGGCATATAAAAACCACTACGACGATCCGCGTTTTTTTGGCGGGGTCATTGCTATGCCCGTCGACGAGTTTGTCGCCAAGGTGCGAGCCACACGCGAAAAGCCGGCAATGATCAAGTCGATAGTAGTGCTAAGGGCACAATGATCGTGACATGAGAATGGACCTATCATCTGATAGGCGTTCTCATGCTCATTATTTTCCGGAAATCGCAGCTTCCACTCTTTGACATGCCGGTGCAGGTAGCCGGATTCGTCCGAAAGGACGGCAAATATGTCAAGCCGCACATGCGTATCGCGCAGGTTGCGCTGAAGCCGCACGAACAGGGGCATCTGTTCGGTGCACCTCCCGAATCCCCTAAGACTAAAAAGGCCGCCAAGCTCGAGAAGTTCCTCGCGAAGCATGGGGGCGCGGCGCGCATGAAATCGACGCTCATGGACATGCGTCCGGAGCAGCGCGCGAAACTGGTCGATGCGATGGCGCATCTCGACGGGCTTGAGGTGCACGACGTGATGCAGATGCTCGGCATGCACGACGACGTCGATCTGAAGACGGCGCCGGAGCCGAAGCCTGAAACGAAACCAGAGCCGGCCGAACAGACCGTTGAGGAGCAGAAGCCCGAAGCGGTTCCGGCTGAAGAAAAGCCCGCGCACGACATTGTCGAACACACGACGGGCAAGGGCAAAGTGCTGCGCGGGATCGTGCGGACGGACATTACCGGGAATCAGGCCAAGGAGATTGACCCGTACACGTTCCGCAAGAATGGCGGGTGGTTCATCCGTGAAAAGCATCTCGAGCAGGCTGCGGCCGTCGAGGGCGCGCCGGCGTATCAGCCCGGTGAGGAGGAAAAGCGCGCGGAAAACGCTGCGGCCGTTGATCGCAGCAAGGAGCAGGCCGCGAAGCTGCGCGCCGGCGGCGAAAAGCTGAAGGCAGATGCGGAGGCGGATCTCGGGCGCGATCGCCTCGCCAACACGGCGCGCCGCGCGCGCATGGCTGCTGGCGCGGAGGAGGAGGCACGCAAGCGTCTCGCGATCGCCGGAACGATGATCAATCTCGCCGATGCAATCGAAAACGGCGAGGCCCAGCACCTGAAGGGCGTTAGCACGCGCGCGGCGGTGGAGACGCTGGATTCGGCGGTGCGCAGCGCGATGGCGGAGACGGATCGAAACCTGTCGTATGTCGATCGCCAACGCATGGCGGGTCGTGGCCCCACGGCGGACGACATCCGCAACGCGAAGATCTATCGCCCGTCGTGGGGCACGGGTGGTGCTGATAAGTCGCGTTTGATCCAGGATCTGCAGGGCAAGCGCGGCGCGAAGCCTCTGATCGAACGCCTGCGCGTGTCGAACGGTCCGGACGCGGAGATGGTCGCGCAGCTGAAAAAATATCTGGATGACAAGCAGATCAGCTACGGTCTCGGTTGGTGGAATGTCGAGCAGGTAAAGAAAGTCGCGCGACTCGCGAAACTGGGTATCTCGGACGATCATCAGCTGCGCCTAGCACTTGCCGAATATCTGACATTCCGCGACGGCGTAAAGCAGGCAGATCCAGTCAAGCAGGCGGAGCGCGCGCTTGTCGGACAGAAAGTTGGTGTCGATTTCTTCCCTACGCCGAAGACGCTCGCGGCGAAGATGGCGGAAATGGCCGACATCAAGCCGGGTATGACGGTGCTTGAGCCGTCGGCTGGTAACGGCAATCTTGCTGATGCGGCACGCGAGGCAGGCGCGACGGTCGATGCTGTGGAGATCTCGGGCACGCTGCGCGACGTGCTGACAGCGAAGGGGCACAACATTGCCGCGCACGACTTCGAGTCGTTCGAGCCGGACAAGCGCTACGACGCGGTGATCATGAATCCGCCGTTCTCCGATCGCAAGGACGCCGCCCACATCATGCGCGCATACGACATGCTCAAGCCTGGCGGCAAGCTCGTCGCGATCGCGGGCGAAGGCGTGTTCTTCGGGTCCGATCAGAAGGCACATGCGTTCCGTGACTGGCTCGAGGAGCGCGGCGCGGAGGTCGAGAAGCTGCCCGAAAACACGTTCAAGGACAAGGATCTCGCGGCGACGACGGGCGCGAACGCTCGCCTGCTCGTCGTCGAGAAGCCGGCAGATGCTGCGGCTGCACCAGTCGCGGAGGGACCGAAAGAGGGCGACACGAAGGTCGAGGGCGGCGTCGAGTACGTGCTGCACGAAGGGCGTTGGCATCGCGCGCACGAGGCGGAGAATCAGACGCCCGGCACCAACGTCAAGTGGGCGACGCTGCGCGAATGGATGGATGCATGGAAGCAACTTGATGCGCGCGCGGCGAGCTCGCAACGGCACGAGCAGTTGAAGGCGCACGTCGCTGAGTTGGCATCGAAGATGGACGTCATCAACGGCGAGCAGGACGTCGACACTCTCGCGGCCGTGAAGCAGCTGATTGAGACCGCCGGCAATAACATCCTGCCTCCGCGCGGCCAGCGTGAAGGGCATCCGGCGACCGAGATCCTACAGCGCGTCGGCACGGTGTTGAACGAGCGCAAGCGCGAACAGGTGCCGACGGTCACTCAGGCGGACCCGGCCGTCGAGGATGCGGAGGATCTCGAGGATTTGCGAGACGCTGTGCAGAGCAATGCACACGGCGAAAAGGTGAAAGAAATCGCGCGTCGTATCGGCGAGCGTCAGATTGCTCGCGATGAGCCGGTCGCGGACGAGCCGGATAATCCGAACAGCGATGCATACCGCTATGCCGATACCGGCTATATCGCGGGCAGTCGCAAGGAGGAGGCCGCGTCGACGGTTATTCAGCGAGCGAAGAAAGAAGGTGCGCGCGTCTATGCGACGGCGCTCGACTGGGAGCAACTCGAGCAGAATCCGCGCGAAGCCAAGGAACTGATCACGAAGTCGAACCTGTTCGGTACGGTGGACTGGCAGGCGTTGCGTGATGGCGGCATGGAGCCGGGCGCCGCGTTCCTGGTCGATCGCATCTACGCGGCTGTCGGTCAGGAGCCCAGCGCGGACACGGCGCAGGCACGGCAGGACTATGTGACGGGTCTCCAGACGTTGCGCGATCGCCTCGAGGCCTGCAAGACGCCGGCGGACGTGACGGGCGTGCTCGACGCGCTGCGCGAGGAATACGACGGCGTGATCATGAACGCGGATGAGTCCGCGCGCTATCAGGCGCTGCGCGCGCAGGCGTCGGCTTTGAGCGACGAGGAGCGCGCGATCCGCGAGGTGATCGATGCGGCATACCGGAAACACCAGGCGGCGACGACGGCCGTCTATCAGGCGCAGCACGAGATCGGCAATCGCAAGCGTCGCGGCTGGTCGGCAAAACCGGAGCTCGAGACGCAGCTCGCAGAGGCGCAGGCGGCGGCGGACGCGACGAACGCGGCATGGGGCGAGGCCGTCGCGAATCCGCGCAAGGACGCGGTGCATGCGGAGCGCATGGCGATCTACGCAAAGATCGACGCGGTGCAGCTGGCCGCCAAGGTGCGCAATCAGATCGAAAATCCGATGCATCGCGCCTGGAAGCTGATGGGCGATCGCTTCATCGGTGTGATCCGTTATCGCCATCACAAGGGCTCGGACGCGTTCCGCAATCACGTCGCGACGGCGAAGGTCGGAAAGATCGACTGGTCGTGGATGGAGAAGGAAACGGCGCGCGCGCCGCGCGTGAGCAAGGAGTCTGCGCGCTTCCAGCTCAAAGTCGCCGATTCGTTCGATCGCATCGGCGGCCGCGCGGTGGCGCCCCAGTCGACGGCGGAGCTCAAGTCCATGTTTGGACTGCGCGACGTGCAGTCGGGTAACTGGGTGCTGCGCGACGTGGCGAGTGCTAAATTCCACACAGAGCAGTCGGCGGCCGCGTTCGCGGATCTCGCGGACCTGCTCGGCGCCGACGATGCGCACGTTGCGCTCAATGGACGCCTGGCGCTTGCGTTCGGTGCGCGCGGGAACGGCGCGAAGGGCTGGGCAGACGGCGCGGCGCGGGCGCACTACGAGACCGTGCATCGCGTGATCAACCTCACGAAGATGGGCGGCGGCGGAGCGCTCGCGCACGAGTGGTTCCATGCGCTCGACAACATGGCGGGCGAGGCGGAGACGGGCACGGCCGCCGGTGTGCATGACTTCGCCAGCGAGAATCCGGATCTGCTGCCGCCGGGCGAGTTGCGCGAGGCAATGCGCGGGCTGCGCGCGGCGATGCTCGAGGGCGAGCATCAGCTGACTAAGACGGAAGCGTACACCGGGCAGGATTACCGGCTGGCGCAGCGCAATGTCACAAGCCAGTACGCCGGGTCGATCGGTCGAAAGATCCGTGCGGCCGCCGACGTGCACGAGGCGGTGCGCGCGGTCGACGAGTTGCTCGGGCCGAAGCCGGGCGCCAAGCAGACAGTACGGAACAAGCGCCTGCAGAACGACTGGCGCCGCATCGCGATCGCGCACTTCGGTGGTAATCCGGAGGGCGGGGAGATCGAGGTGCGCAGTGGTCCGCGCATGTCGTCGTACGCGCTCGAGGCGCATCGTCTGGATCAGGGTGGAAAGGGCTATTGGCGCGAAACGCACGAAATGGCCGCGCGCGCTTTCCAGTCTTGGGTCGAGGACCGACTCTCCGACCAAGGGCGACGCAACGACTATCTGTCCTGTCTGGCGGACAACCGCTATCACGTTGATCCGCTGACTGGCATGCAGTGGAAGCCCTATCCGGAGGGCGAGGAGCGCACGCGGATCAACGCGGCGTTCGATCGACTGATCGGCGCGATGCAGGCGTCGAGTACTCTCGCAAAGGCCTGCGGGGTGCTTTGAGGATACCTGTGTATCCGGTGACCTTTCGCAAGTCGTTGATTTTGCGCGGGTTACCGGTTACCGATACTTCGGCAAAGTACATATATATATCCACACAGACACACATATGAACGAAAACACAAATATCACATAGTATCTATATATATCTATTGGTATCTTGGTATCTATATATATAAGTAGCTGATTTTC